CACCTCCCATACGCTGAAGGTTGATCTGGAGGTGAAGGATGTCCGTACCAAGGACACCAACGGCAAGGAGAAGTATCCGGGAGACATCTCATGGAGCGTAGATGTCGAGGGCCTCGTGGTCATTGACGCAGACCTTGCATCATCCCACGACAAGCCGGAGGACATCCTCCAGACGATCCTCTCAAAAACCAATGTCGGTGTTGTCCTCAAGGCCAACATCCAAGGTCTTCTGACAAAGAACTACAGCGGAAACGGATACATCACATCCTTCTCGCTGGGTACTCCGGCAGGCGACAACGCCACCTACAACTTTAGCATCACCGGAAGCGGAAATCTCAATCCGGTCAATCCTTCATAGCGCATGCGCTATCCATTCATCGTAATTGAGCCAAGAGATTATGTTGACTATTACTATCGCTGGAAATCAGTACCCCGTCCACTTTGGACTTCGTGGCCTAAGCACTTTTACAAAAAAGACAGGCATCAGTTTCGGGGAAATCGTGACCGCAAAAGATGCCGCCAGCTCGCTGGACGGTATTGTTGCACTCGGAGTTCTCGGACTCAACGAAGGAGCCAGAAAGTCCGGGAATCCGCAGGCTCGCAAGTTCACAGAGGATGACCTCTGGGATGCTTGCGATGCGGATCCGGGCATCATTCTCCAGATTGCGGATGCCTTCGCTGCCTCCATCAAACCTTTGGTGGATAAGCTGGACGGAGTGGTTGACCCAAACTCCTGACCTCCGGTTCCAATGGCGAATCATCACCTCCGACCTACGAGAAGTGGTTTGCCATTGGAGTCGGCCAGATGGGAATGCGGCCATGCGACTTTGAAGATCTGACCCCGGCCGAATTCTTCTACGCATGGGCTGGCTGGGTTTCGTCCCGGATCGCCCAGCAGAAGGAGCAGTGGGAGCGCACCAGGTGGCAGACTTGGGTGCTCACATGCATTCAGCTGGATAAGAAAGACCGCAAGGAGATGACCGCCATGTTCCCGCTGCCTTGGGAGAATGCCCCGGCCCCGGCCATCAAGTCCTCGGCCGAGCTCACTCCGGAGGAGAGACAAAAACGAATAGACGAATTGATGAGATGTGTAAACAGTCCAGAATCATGACTTTTCTTATTGCCGCAGTCCTCGCTGTGCTGTCGGCAATATCCTGTGCCTCGCTGCGGATATCGAGGTCATCGCAGGCCGTTTCGCAGCGGCAGGACAGCCTCATCGTGGATTACATTCGCAGCGAATTGGAGACCGGGCAGATAGAGCTTGAGACCACCCGGATCGAGTTCTATCCGTCCCCGGACACTCTCCGGCCATGCATCCGGAATCCCACTGCGGGGCCTGTCAAATCTATCACTCTAACCAAGATCCACGCGACCTCCGAAAAGGAGGTCTCTGTGGATAGCAGCAGTGTGGCGGGATCCAAGGCCGAGGAATATTCCGAGGAGGAGAAAACTTCGGATGCGGAAGTCAACGAACCACCAACGGCTACCAAGTTCAACACCACCCTCAAGAGCATCGCATGGATTCTGGGCCTGCTGCTTGTCGGTTATATCGTTATCAGAATCAGAATCGCCAGAGCAAAGAAATGAAAACGCCCATATCCTACTACGGTGGCAAACAGTCCATCCTCAAACATATCCTCCCGCTGATCCCGGAGCATACCCTTTACACAGAAGCCTTCTGCGGAGGATGCTCGGTGCTGTTTGCCATCCCGCCTTGCGAATGCGAGGTCATTAACGATGTCAATACCGAGCTCATCAACTTCTACAAGATCGCCAAGGAAAGGTACGATGACCTCAAGACGCTCATCGACAGCACCCTGCACAGCCGGGAGATCCACGCCCACGCCAAGCACATCAACCAGCACCCGGAATTCTTCAATCCGGTGGAGAGAGCATGGGCAGTCTGGGTGTGTTCCAAGTTGGGGTTTGCCTCCATGTTGGATGGGACATTTGGGTATGATCGTCAGGGGACGACAACCAAGAAACTCCGCAATGCCAAAGACGACTTTACCGAGGCTCTCTGCGGCCGCTTGAATCACTGCACTATCGAGTGTGAAAATGGCATCAACCTGCTTAAAAGGTACGATTGCGAGGGGGCATTCCACTTTGTGGATCCACCCTATGTGGGCACGGACTGTGCTCATTACAACGGCACTTTCAACGAGCAGGATTTCGAAGAGCTGCTGGAGGTGTTGGCAAACTGCAAAGGCAAGTTCATGCTCACGATGTTCCCGCATCCCCGGATCAAGGACTATGCGGATCGTTACGGCTGGCATATCCACACGCTCGACCGTACTATCACCGCCAGCAAGACTTCCCGCAGGCGGCAGGAAGAGTGGATCACTTGCAACTATGAGATCGAGGAGAAATAATGGTATCTCGGCCTGTCTCAAAGGGTTGTCTCCGGTATGTCTAAGTGCTTGAAAATAAGTGCATTATTTGTCGAAAATAAAGTCGAATTAACTTGATATATCCGAATAATGTAGCGACCTTAGATGTGCCGGAAGGCAGCAAGTAAAACCTTAATAGACAGACAATTATGACACGCAAAGAAACCCTTCTCACCCAGAAGTACGAACTCCAGAACCAGCTCCGCACCCTTCGTGGCGAAGAGCCCAGAGACATCGCCCTCCTTACCTCCGGATGGAAATTCCAACAGGCAGTAAGGGATGCACGCGAATACAGCCTCAAGCAGGAAATCGCGCAGCTCGAAACAGCCATCGCCAACCAGAAAGCCGAGAACGAGAAGAAGGCCAAGACCGAGGCCTACTTCGCCACCGAGGAAGGCAAAGCCCACAAAGCAGAGCTCGAAAACCAGAAGAACATCCAGATCGGAGCCTACAACGAGTACAGCAACAACACCCTCGAAGAGATGAAGAGCTGGATCAAGGACTTCCTCGGAGAGCACTGGACGGTGAAGTTCATGAACGACACCTGCATCGAGTTTGCGGTTTGGAATGCCGAAACGGGCAAGTTTGCCTTCGGACAGGAAATCGAGGTCAAGGCCGAACAGCACTACTACTTCAACGATAACAAGGAACTCTTCGAAACGAATGTCGGCAGCACCGGATCCTTCAACATCGAGGAGCAGGAGATTGGCGACCGCGCCCGCTTCTACATCGACCTTGGGAAGTTCCTCAGCGACCCCGCGAAGCTCGCTCGCCTCAAGAACCGGATGTTCCTTTTCGCGGAGACTCTTGAGGATATCAGAGACTGCATCCGCAGGATCAATGCAGAGCTCGAAAATCCTCTTAGCCTCTAAACGAAATCCACCCTTAAGCGGCCACCCGGAGAGGGTGGTTTCGCTCGTTCATGCAGCCTGTCTATTGCCTGTCTAAATGCTTGAAAATAAGTGCGATAAATGTTGAAAATAAAGTCGAATTAACTTGATATATCCAAATAATGTAGCGACCTTAGATGTGCCGGAAGGCAGCAAGTAAAACCTTAATATACAGACGATTATGAACGCAAACACCACCGCCACAATCAAGGCCCTCACCGCAAAAATGAATGCAGCCAAAGCTGAACTCCAAAAGGAACGCGCAAACAAGGATCGCATCCTTCGCCCCTTCGCTCATAAGGGCCTCGATGACAGCTTCGACTTCCCGGATGAATACTACGAAAGCGCAAAGCGCATCCGCGCTCTTCTTGAGTTCGGAGGGAAGTGCCAGAAAGCCATCAGCCTTCTCAAGGAGATCGAGAGCAACGAGTTCAACTTCTAATCAAGGGAGGACAAGACTATGACCGCAGCAGAAACCGCACTTCGCACCTACCTTGAGAACAACACCGAGGACTGCAGCATTTGCCTCGCAGACGAATACGCTCACGGCCACATCGCCTTCTGCATCCGGGGCGGGTATCCGATCCACACCGTTTTCATCAATGCAGAGGACGACCTTTACTTCTACTCCCGCAGGCCCGGCCACCTGCAGGCAAAGGGATACATGAAGCCCACGGAGCAGGAGATCATCGACCTCATCCGCTACATCAACCGCGAGCTCGTTGGCTGGGAAATGATAAAGTATTAAGCCATGACAGCACCAGAAGTAATCTCTCATGCAAAACAGATCCTCACGATCGCATTGAAGGACATGGATATTCTTCTTTCCATGTACGATGATAAAGATGTCATGACATTGGACTTACTCATGACCCGGAAAGAAGCCGGAGCCTTTATCGGCAGAACTGTACAATCAATCGACCGTCTGTGTCGAGAACGGAAGCTCCATAAGACCTATGTACAGGGCTTGCCTCGAATCCGGAAGAGCGAATTACTCAAGTTTAAGGGGATCGTTTTCAATGACTCGAAGCAGCACAAGCCCATGTCTGAGATGGAGTCCATCCTTCAGAAATATAAACCGGAAATAATAAATCACAAATAATCATGGCACAGAAACGCTTACCGCACGGTGTCAAGGTTGGCGACACCATAAGAATCACGAAACTGGACGACCCATATGACAAGTCTTATGTTGGCAGGGAAGGGGTTGTCGAGTTCATTGACAGCATGGATCAGATCCACGGCTCGTGGGGTGGTCTCGCGCTGATACCCGGAGAGGACGACTTCATCGTCATCAAGCGGGCCGACTCTTAGGCCCGTGGTTTTACTTGCTTTCTAACTCCGGGAAACAAGACCGG